TACCAGCGCCGGAGCAACAAGGGCGCGACCCTGCTGATTGTGGAAATCACCTTGAAGGAAATCCGCCAGGTTTCGGCCTCTTATGCCCAATCGAACAAAGGGCAAGTCGACAAGCCAAAGGACGCCAGCGCCACGCCGCAAGCTGACAATGGTAAGGTGCAGGCGCAAACGCCGAACGCTTCCACGCTCAAGAGCCTGGCGAACAAATTGCCCGGCCTGGCCGACAAGGCAAGTTCGTACCTTCAAGGGCTGGTGAACTGATGCAAAACATACCATTGCAGCCCGTGCCGACCCAAGCGACCAAAGTCGTTTTGGGCGGCCAAAATGTGCAGCTTCTAATTTATCAAAAGCCGCAAGGCGTCTTCGTGGACATTAACGCCGACGGGGTGGACATTGTTGCCGGTATCGTCGCCCGCGACGCCGTGCCGCTTATGTGCCGAAATTACATGGGCTTCATTGGCAATTTGCTTTTTGTCGATACCCAAGGCAATTCCGACCCAACCTATGACGGCTTGGGTTCCCGCTTTTCACTGGTCTATTTGACGGCGGAAGAATATGCCCTCATTTAGCGACAAGAAGCAATTGCGCTTCGTCATTACTTTGGGCACCGGCAAGTTTGGTTCGTCCGAACACGACCAAATCACGTTGCAAGGCTTCCGCGCAACCGCGGACATTGACAAGGCCGGCGGCATGATGATGGGCACGCTACGCGCCAAAATTTACGGCGTGAAGCAAGCGGACATGAACAGCGTCACGACGTTGCAATGGAAGCCGGGCACGCTGATTCCCAACACTGTGGAAGTCTACGCAATCGACGGGGCCGTGGAAACTTTGGTCTTTGCTGGCAACATCGTCAATGCTTGGGCGGATTACCAAAGCATGCCCGACGTCTATTTGCACATTCAAGCGCAATCGGCATTTTTCAACGCCTTAAAGGCCGTGCCGCCGCGAAGTTTCAAGGGTGGCGTCGACGTTGCCAGCGTCATGGCGCAAATCGCCCGTGACCTTGGGTATGTGTTTGAAAATAACGGCGTCAACACACAATTGACCGACATTTATTTGCCCAACACCGGCATGGAACAGGCCAAAGACCTGGCGCGGGCGGCCGGGTGCGACCTGTACCTTGACGACAAAATCCTTGCGATTACGCCGCCGAATGTGCCGCGCAAAGTTTTGATTCCGCTTATTTCGCCAGCGTCCGGCCTGGTCGGTTATCCGACGTTTGACGGTGTGGGCGTCAACTTTCAAATTCTGTTCAATCCGGCCGTGACCTTCGGGGGCTCCATTAAGTTGGAAACCGACGTGCAACAGGCGGCCGGGGAATGGGTCGTCACTTCCGTGGGCCATCGGCTTGAATCGGAGAAACCGGGCGGCGCTTGGTTTTCGTCAATCAGGGGGAACGCGAATGGCCTCGCAGTCACCGGACGCTAACGGCGTCCCCAGCGGACAATTAAAACCGCAAAGCACTTGGGGCGACTTCAACAATTTTGCCTTCATGGTGCAACAGGCCCTTGGCAAAATGCAAACGGCCACACTGGTGCGAATTGAGGCTTGCACGAACTCCGGCGGCTTGTCGCCCGTCGGCCTGGTCGACGTCACGCCCATGGTCAACCAATTGGACGGCCAGGGCAACCCGACGCCCCATGTGACCATTTACAACGTGCCATATTTCCGCCTTCAAGGTGGCGCCAATGGTGTGATTATCGACCCCCAAAAGGGCGACATTGGCATTTGCGTTTTTGCTTCCCGCGACATTTCGACCGTCAAGGGCACCAAGAAGCAGGGCAACCCCGGAAGCCATCGGCAATACAACTTTGCTGACGGTATGTACCTGGGCGGCGTATTGAACGGGGCGCCGACGCAATATGTTCAATTCAGCGCCGCGGGCATTAAAATACATAGTCCGACCGCTATCATTTTGGAAGCGCCTGACATTCAATTGAATGCGGCCACGGTGGAAATTAACGGCACGACGTCGACCACTATCACGACGCCGACCTTTACCGTGAACGGCGCCACGATTTTGAATGGGACAATTTCGCAAACCGGCGGCGGCGCGGCGACCTTGTCCGGTACGTTGGACGTAACGGGGGACGTGACAGCGCAGGGCACTAGCGTGCATACTCACAAACATGGCGGGGTTACGACTGGCGCCGGACAAACAGGAACGCCCGCATGACGCTTTACAACACTTTGCTTTTGGACCAATCCAAATGGGATTTGGTTATCGACAGTGCCGGCAATATTGCCATGGCGGAACCGCCCTACGCCCTGGCGCAAGACGTCGCCAGCGCCGTGCGTCTTTTCCTGGGGGAACTTTGGTACAACACCACCAAGGGCATTCCCTATTTTGAAGACGTTTTGGGGCATTTGCCGCCCCTGTCATTGCTTACCGGCTATATTGAAAACGCGGCCATGACAGTGCCCGGCGTCGTGGCGGCCCAATGTATAATTTCATCGTTCGACGCCCGGGAAATCGCGGGACAAATCCAGTTCATTGACGAAACGGGGGCCGAAAGTGGCGTCACCTTCTAGCGTACCGAAAATCCAGTTCACCCCGGCCGGGCTGGTTATTCCCGCCGAAACTGACGTTTTGGCCGGGGTTCAAAGTGACATGAACGCCGCCTTTGGCGGGGGCTTGAATCAAAATCTTGAAACGCCGCAAGGGCAATTGGCTTCCAGTCAATCGGCCATTATCGGGGACAAAAACAACGAATTCGCCTATTTCGTGAATCAGGTCGACCCGCAATATTCCGAAGGTCGATTCCAAGACGCGATTGGGCGCATTTACTTTTTGACCCGCAAGCCGGCCACGTCCACCGCTGTGGTCGCCACATTGAGCGGTATTGCTGGCACCGTCATTCCCGCCGGCACGCTGGCGCAAGACACTTCCGGCAATACCTACATCAACGAAGGGACCGTGACGATTGGTTCGACAGGCTCCGTTTCGGCCAATTTCCAAAATGTCCAAACTGGCCCGATTCCATGCGCGGCCGGCACGCTGACTTCGGTTTATCAGGCAATCCCCGGATGGTCCACGATTACCAACGCGGCCGACGGCGTCATGGGTTCCGTCGTGGAAAGCCGGGCGGACTTTGAATACCGCCGCAAAAACTCCGTCGCGTTGAATGCGATTGGCACGCTCCCTTCGATGTATGCCAACGTCTACGCCTTGGACAATGTTCTTGACGTCTACGCCCTGGACAACCCAAGCGGCGGCGCCGCGTTCACGGGTGCGATTGCTGGCACGACGCTGACCGTGTCGGCAATGGTCATTGGCGCCCTTGCTGTGGGCCAAATCGTCGCCGGCAATGGTGTGGCCGCCAACACCTATATTACGGCCCTGGGCACCGGCTCCGGCGGCCTGGGCACCTATGCGGTGAACAATTCGCAAACGGTCGGCGCCGAACCTATGACGACGCCCGGAATTGTCGCGGGCGCAACGAATTACCCGCTTTTGCCGCATTCGCTTTATGTTGCCGTGGTGGGTGGCGCTGACGCCGATATTGCAAAGTCAATTTGGACGCACAAGGACTTGGGTTGCGATTACAACGGCAACACTTCCGTGACCGTGCAAGACACCAGCGGCTATAACTATCCGGCGCCCACCTATGTGGTCAAGTTCAATCGGCCCGCATCTTTGCCGATAAAGTTCGCGGTCCAAATTGCCAACAATCCGACGCTTCCGGCCAACATTGTGCAACTTGTCAAGGCGGCAATCATTGCACGCTTCAATGGCGCCGACGGCACGACCCGGGAGCGCATCGGGTCCGCAATTTTCGCAAGCCGCTACTATGCCGCCGTGTCGGCCGTGTCGGCAAACGTGTCCGTCATTTCCATTTTGCTGGGCAGCGTGACGCCCACATTGACGACTTTAAGCGTGGGGATTGACCAATCGCCCACTTTGTCCGCGTCCGACATTTCGGTGACATTGGTATGATTGACGTCGAAAAAACCATTGTCAGCCAATACGGCAACAGCGCCACGATTACCCAACTCATTCAAAATATGAATGGGTATCTTGACCCGCGGGCCGACTTCGATAATTTTTTCAATTTCGTTTGGAACGTCGATACGGCGCAAGGCTTCGGCTTGAACATTTGGGGCGAAATCGTCAATATCAGCCGGTCATTGACGATTCCAAACGCCCCAAATTATTTTGGTTTCAGCGACGCATTGCCCGGTTCATATCCGTTTGGCGAACAGCCGTTTTATGATGGAACGCCCGCGGCCACACAAACTTATTTGCTGGGTAACGACGCATACCGGCAATTGATTTTGCTCAAGGCCCTGGCGAACATTTCGCGCACCACGGCCCCGGCAATCAACCAGCTTTTGCAAAATCTTTTCGCAAGCCGCGGTCGCTGCTACGTCAACGACTTGGGCAATATGTCGTTGCGATACGTCTTTGAATTCTTGCTTACTCCCTACGAATTTGCCATCATTACGCAATCGGGGGCAATACCACGTCCGGCGGGGGTGGGTGCTATACTTATCAACACCAACACGCCGGTTTTTGGCTTTTCCGAAGCTGGCACGGGGTCCGCCGCGCCGTTTGGTCAAGCCCCATTCATTCAGGAAGGTGCGACACATGCAGCTAATTAACGCCCCGGCAAAACTGGTTTTGCCCTTCGCCAACGCTGGCGCCAAAAACACGATTCCCACCGCGTCGCAAGTCGGCATTGTGGCCGGCGCCGCGTCGCTTACTGACGGCTTCCCGCCCCTGACGCGAACCCCGCTTGCCGCGGGCGGCGTGCCCCCTTCCGGTCTGGACATGAACGGCATTCTTTACGAATTGTCGGCGGTCATTCGCTGGGCCAACGCGGGCGGCGGTTATCCCTACGATTCCACGTTTGCCAATGACACCAATGTGGGCGGCTATCCCAAGGGCGCCCGCGTCATGCGTTCGGACGGCCTGGGCTACTGGTTCAACACGGCCGACAACAATGTCACCGACCCGGAAGGCGCGGGCGCTGTGGCCGCCGGCTGGGTTCCCGACTTCACCACCGGGGCCGCCGCGGTCACTATGACCAGCGCAAACGTGACTTTGACGGCCGCCCAATATGGCAAGCCGGTAATTGTCATTTCGGGCCTGCTTACGGCAAATCTAAATTTGATTTTCCCCAGCATCGTCGCGGAATGGACGGTTATC